AATAAAAATGGAATAAAGTATCCTGGAAATAAAGAATTTGGGGCATTTGGCTGTGATAGCTATGATATTAGCGGAACAGTTGATGGGGGTGGTTCAAATGGAGCATTGCATGGATTAACAGCGTTTAGTATGCATCCAGACGTTCCTAGCTCACAATTTTTTTTAGAATATGTGGCTAGACCGCAAACTGCTGAAATATTTTTTGAAGATGTATTAATGGCGATCGTTTTTTACGGAATGCCTATATTGGCGGAAAATAACAAACCTAGATTATTATATTATCTTAAAAGAAGAGGCTATAGAGGTTACTCTATGAATAGACCTGATAAATTATTTAATAAATTATCTGTAACCGAAAGAGAATTAGGTGGTATACCTAATAGCTCTGAAGATATAAGGCAAGCTCATGCGTCTGCAATTGAATCTTATATACAAAATCATGTTGGTATGCATGAAAATGGAGACTACGGTAATATGTATTTTCAAAGAACATTGCAGGACTGGGCTAAATTTAATGTAAACAATAGAACAAAATACGACGCATCTATTAGCAGCGGACTAGCTATAATGGCTTGCCAAAGACATTTATATTCTCCGCGCAGTATAAGAGAAAAGAAAAAAGTAGATTTTGGATTTTCAAAATATAATAATTCAGGATTAAAAAGTAAAATAATACAATAAAGATGGCAGAAGCTACAGGACAAGTTACCCAATTTCCCAGCCAATCAGTAAGCGACGCAGAAAAAGCAAGCGAAGCTTATGGGATGGAAGTGGCCAGAGGTATACAAAACGAATGGTTTAGAAAAAACTCTGGGACGGGTAGATTTTTACAAAATCAGCGTGAGTTTCATAGATTGAGGCTATATGCGCGAGGAGAGCAGTCTGTTCAAAAATATAAAGATGAATTTTCAGTAAATGGAGATTTATCATATTTGAACTTAGATTGGAAGCCAGTACCTATTATACCTAAATTTGTAGATATTGTTGTAAATGGTATGCAAGACAGACTGTTTACAATAAAAGCATTTGCACAGGATCCAACCTCTGTAAAAGAAAGAACTAATTTTGTTGAAATGATCCTTGAGGATATGAATACTCAGGACTTGATTACAGAGATAGATGAAAAGCTTGGTGTTGATGTGCGAAATATTAAGCAAGAAGATCTGCCCTCTAATGCGGAAGAACTTGAGCTGCATATGCAGATTGGTTATAAACAATCTATTGAAATAGCGCAGGAACAAGCAATTGATAATGTTTTTAAAAGAAATAATTATCCAGAACTAAAGAAAAGAATTGACTACGATCAAACCGTGCTTGGTATTGCGGCAGCAAAACATACTTTTAATAATACAGATGGTATTAAATTAGAGTATGTAGATCCTGCGAATTTAATATATTCATACACAGAAGATCCTAATTTTGAAGACGTATACTATTTTGGCGAAGTTAAACAAATAAAATCTAACGAGCTTAAAAAACAATTTCCAGAATTAACTGATGAAGAATTTGATCAAATAGTAAAACAATCTTCAAACTATAATAATTACGATTACACAAACAACGATTCTAACGATACAGTAGACACTAATACTCTTACTGTATTATATTTTAATTGGAAAAGCTGGGAACAAAGTGTATATAAAATAAAAGAAACTGCTTCTGGTGCTTTAAAAGCAATTAAAAAAGATGATACTTTTAATCCGCCTAAAGACCAAAGAACAAGATTTGAAAAAGTAGCGCAGGCACAAGAGGTCATATACGAAGGCGTAATGGCCTTAGGGTCTAATAAACTACTTAAGTGGAAAAAAGCATCTAATATGGTGCGTCCCAGTTCTAATGTTAATCGTGTAATGATGAATTACATTGTTAGCGCCCCTAGAATGTATAAAGGGAAGATCGAAAGTTTAGTTAGCCGAATGGTAACTTATGCTGATCTTATACAGCTAACTCATTTAAAATTACAGCAAGTAATACAAAGAATGACACCTTCTGGTGTTTATGTAGATGCTGACGGTCTAGCTGAAATTGATCTTGGCAATGGAACAAACTATAATCCACAAGAGGCTTTAAACCTATATTTCCAAACAGGATCTATTATAGGTAGGTCAATGACCCAAGACGGCGATATGAATGGAGGTAAGGTGCCAATTCAGGAATTGCCAGGGGGCGGTGGCCAACAAACTCAGTTATTAATCCAAGCATATAATTATTATTTACAAATGCTAAGGGACGTAACTGGTTTAAACGAAGCTAGAGATGGTAGCGATCCAGATCCCTATGCGCTCGTAGGTGTTCAAAAGCTTGCGGCTGCAAATTCGAATACAGCAACAAGGCATATATTGCATAGCTCATTATATATAACATCTTCGTTAGCTGAGGCAATATCTATACGTATTAAGGACGTATTAGAATACCACCCGCAAAGAGATGCATTGATTGGTGGTATTGGTAGGTTTAGCGTTGGAGCATTAAAAGAAATGGATAAGCTTCATATGCATGACTTTGGAATTTTCTTAGAATTAGATCCAGATCAAGAAGAAAAACAGCTAGTAGAAAATAATATACAAGCAGCTCTTTCGAGGGATCAAATACATTTAGAAGATGTAATTGATATTAGACAAGTTAAAAATATAAAACTAGCTAACCAATTATTAAAATATAGAAGAGCTAAAAAAGAAGCTACTGACCAATTAAAAGCGGAAAGAAATATAGCTGCACAATCTCAAGCAAACGCGCAAGCTGCTCAAGCTGCTGAATTAGCTAAGGCTCAAGCAGAAAACTTAAAGGTTGAGGCTAAAGGTAAATTAGCTCAATTGCAAGCAGAACTTGATGTTAAAAAATTAGAAAGAGAGGCAGCAACTAAAAAAGATTTAATGCAATATGAATTTGATTTAAATGTAAAGCTTAAAGAAATGGAGCTTGACGCTAAAAAACAAATTGAATTGCAAAAACCTCCATCTAATCCAGAGCCAAGGAAGGGTTTTGAGTCTTCAGGCAATGACGTATTAGGTGGTATTGACCTTAGCAGATTTGAGCCAAGGTAAAATTTTTAAATTATTATATATTATTAAATTATGGCAAAATGGACAGTTAAAGGCGTAGTCGAAGACGAGCCTAAAACAAAACAACAAACAGAGCAAGCGGTTCTTGACAAAGCTGTAGAAAAAGGAGAAATAACTCCAGAATCTGCAGGTAAAGAATCAGAAGAAACACCAAAAATTGATTTAGATGCCCTTCAGAAGCAAAGCACAGATGAGGTTCCTGTACGCGACGAATCCACAACTAGCGAAGAAGTTCAAAAAGAAAACGCCGAAGAGCAAGATGAAAGCTCTACCGGAGAAGATACGGAAAACGACTCGCCGATTGAGATCATCACTGAAGAGGAACCTGCGGAAATAAAAGATCAGCCTAATGTTGATGAAAATACCGCAAAAGTAAATGAACAACCAGAACCTGTGGAACAACCACAAGTAGAATTACCAGAAGGCATAGATAAACTTTTAGAGTTTATGAATGATACTGGAGGCTCCCTAGAAGATTATGTTAATATGAATAGGGATATTTCTAAATTGCCTGAAGGTGAATTATTAAAACAATATTATTCTCAATCAAAACCTTGGGACTCGCAAGAAATTAGTGAATATATGGAAGATAATTTTTCATATAGCGAAGAAGAAGACGACCCAAGAGAAATTCGCGCTAAAAAACGCGCTTTTAAAGAAGAACTACATAATGCTCGTGAGTTTTTTAAAAATCATAAGGAAAAGTATTACGCGGATCTTAAGTTAAACCGCCAAAAAGAAATTCCTTCTGAATATCAAGAAGCTTACGAAGCTTATAGTGGATATACAAAGGAACAAGAATTAAACAAACAACTAAACCAGATTTTTTTAGAAAGAACAGATTCTGTATTTAATAATGACTTTAAAGGATTTGATTTCCAAGTTGGAGATAATAAATATAGATATAAAGTCAATAATATTAATGAAACAAAACGTTTGCAATCTGATATTTCTAACTTTATCAAACCATTTATGAATGATAAAGGTGAAATTGGGAATGTCGCTGGTTATCACAAAGCTTTATTTGCAGCAAGTAATGCAGATAAAATAGCCCAGCATTTTTATGAGCAAGGCCGTGCCGATGCACTAAGACAAAATGCTAAAGAGGCTAAAAACATTGATATGACACCGCGACAAGAAGGTACAATACAAACAAAATCTGGCCAAAAATTTAAAGTTGTTTCGGGAGATTCTAGTTCAAAACTAAGAATTAAACTAAAACAATAAAGACTTAAAAAATGGCTTTAACAACTGGAATTGAAAATTTAACTCCCTCGCCTAGTAAAGGGACGTTATTCCAAGGTAACTATATTACCGATTTTGACTTTACAAAACAATTTTTACCAGACGTATACGAAAAAGAAGCTGAGATTTACGGAAATCGTTCTATCTCTTCTTTCTTGCGTATGGTGTCTGCTGAGATGCCTTCTGCATCTGACGAAATCAGATGGGTTGAGCAAGGTAGACTACATATTCGTTATGAGGATGTAGCTTTAGCAACTGCTGGTGCTGATGGCACCGTAGTATTTACTGTAAGCTTTGCTGCAAATCCTGATGCCGTAGCTTATGCTGCTGGTGCTGCTCCTGCTGTACGTGTAGGACAAACTATTATGGTACAAGGACAAACTTCAGCTAACGCTGCCACTGGACCCGTGCTTAAAGGTGTGGTAACTGTAGCTGGTGCTGCTGCTGCTGGAGATACTGGTACTTTTACTGCTGTATGTTATACTGCTGCTAACTTTAACGCTGTAACTAGTGCTGCTTCTTACGATCATGCAACTGTACTTGTTTATGGTTCTGAGTTTGCAAAAGGCACTGATGGAATGGACGGTTCAATTGACGCATCTTACAGCTCTTATACTAACAAGCCAATTATCCTAAAAGATAATTACGCTGTTAATGGATCTGATACTGCACAAATTGGATGGATTGAAGTTACTTCTGAAAACGGAGCTTCTGGTTACCTATGGTACCTAAAGTCTGAGCACGAAACTCGTCAGAGATTTGAAGATTATCTAGAAATGGCTATGGTAGAAGCTGTAGAAAAAGCTGGTGCAGCTGGATCTGGTTTTCCATCAAACATTACTGGTTCTGAAGGGCTATTTGCTGCTCTAGAAGATAGAGGAAATGTATTTACAGATCTTTCTGGAGATACTGATCTTTCTGACTTTGATACTATTCTTAAGCAACTAGATAAAAATGGTGCTATTGAAGAAAACATGATCTATGCAGATAGAGATTTATCTTTGTCTATTGATGATGGACTAGCCACTAAGAATTCTTATGGAGCTGGTGGTACATCTTATGGTGTATTTAACAATTCTGAAGAAATGGCGCTTAATCTAGGATTTGCAGGGTTTAGAAGAGGTTCTTATGACTTCTATAAAACTGACTGGAAATATCTAAATGATTTTGCTACAAGAGGTGGATTTGGTGATGTTGAAGGTGTTATTATTCCTGCTGGTACATCAACTGTATACGATCAGCAACTAGGTCAAAATATTAAAAGACCTTTCTTGCATATTCGTTATAGAGCATCTGAAACTGATGATAGAAAAATGAAAACTTGGATTACTGGTTCTGTAGGTGGAGCTTATACTTCTACTACTGACGAAATGAGAGTTTCTTTCCTATCTGAAAGATGTTTGATTACTCAAGGAGCAAACAACTTCTTCTTATTGAAAGACTAATCATTAATATAAGGGATGGGGCGTGTTAAAGCGCCCCTACTCTTATTTATTTTATTAAATTATATTATGAAAAATTGGGAAGTAAAGGATAGAACATATGTCCTTAAAGGCGGTTTATCTCCGCTGACATATACCATCAAATCAAAAGGTATTTTGTGGTTTGATGAAGATAAAAAAATTAATCGTGAAATACGATATGCTACTAATCAAAATTCTTTGTTTAGAGACGAACAAGATGAATTTGCAAGGCTATCACATATTACATTTAGGAATGGCGTATTATATGTTCCTAGAACTGATGTAATGCTTCAACAACTTATGTCAATATATCATCCTAAAAAAGATGATCTTTATGAAGAAATTGACGAAGTACAAGAGGCTATTGATGAAGTTGAAATAATTGAGTTTGAATTGCAGGCCATGAAACTTGTTCAAGAATTAGATATAGAGCATTTGGAAGCAATACTTAGAACTGAAATTGGTTCTGATGTAAGCAAAATGTCTTCAAAAGAAATTAAAAGAGACTGTTATTTATTCGCTAAAAATAATTCTAAGCTATTTATTGAGGTAGCTAATGATGAGGATATTAAATTACGTAATTTAGCAAATAGGTGTGTAGAAGCTGGTATAGTTCATTTAACTGATAATAATACAGTATTTAAATGGGCATCAAACGGCAAAAAGATTTTAACAGTACCTTTTGAAGAGCATCCATATACTGCGTTTGCACGATTCTTTAAAACAGATGAAGGCGTTGACGTTATGAAGGCAATTGTTAAAAAGCTTTCATAGAATACTAGGTTATAGCTATTCGTTTAGCTATAACCATCTAATAAATAAAACAACAAATGGTAAGTATAGATAATGTTTACAAAACAGTTTTAAATATCCTTAATAAAGAAAATAGGGGTTATATTGTACCGCTGGAGTTTAATACACTTGCACTTCAAGCTCAAAGTGAAATATTTGAAAGTTATTTTTCTTTAAGAAATTACGTAGTATCAAATGATTCGGAGTATTCTGATATTAGAAGAAATACAGAAGAAAAAATTGCTTTATTTGAAAACGAAGAAACAATAGCTACTAGCACTTTTTCAAATGCAGAAGGTAACACAACAAGCAGTTATTATGCTTACCCTACTAATTTTTATAGATTAAGCAGCGTATCTACAGGTGGTATATATGTAGATGAAACTACAAATAAAAATATACTATATTTAAACCGATCACCTTTAATGAAGCCAACGGTAAAAAACCCGTTGTATGTAAGGCATGAATCGGGGCTTGTAATATATCCAACTACAGGTATAACAGAAATACTAATAAATTATATTAGGAAGCCTGCGGAGCCAAAATGGGTTGGAGGTACAACAGCTGGACAAATTATAGCAAATACAAGTGCTAGTGATTATCAAAACTTTGAGCTTCACAGTTCTGAGTTTCCTGAATTAGTTATTAAAATATTAGCCTACGCAGGCGTTATTATAAGGGCAGCAGATGTAGCTCAGGCAGCAGCAGCTAAAGAACAACAAATAATTCAATCTGAACGATAATGGCAGAAACAAGAAAACTATATAACGAAAGAGCTTACTATGCAGATCAGCAAGGCGACACTGCAAATATTCCAGCTGACTTTAAAGGATTGGGTTATTACAGAAGAACAAGCTTAGAAGATGTTATAAATAACTTTATTGTTGCGTACATAGGAGAAGACAAAGCATTAGCTAAGGTACCTCGTTATGAAGTAGACTTTTGGGCACAAAGAGGGGTGCAAGAGTTTAGTTATGATATATTGCATAGTGAAAAGAGTATTGAAGTTGAAGTTGGGGATGCACTAACAGTGATGTTGCCACAAGATTATGTGTCTTTAGTACAGGTGTCGCATGTGGGTGAAGACGGTGTTAAAAATGTTTTATTAAGAAAACGAAAAAGTGGCAACCCAACTGCTCCTGTGCAAGATAACGAGTACAATTATACTTTTGATGAAGATGGAGAGCTTGTTGTTGCCGATCAGGCTTCAATGCTTGAAAGATTCCAAGATTCAACAAATCCAGCAAATATAACACAATCAGCACAAGATTATTATTATTCAAATTATAATAATGATAATTTTTCGTATTTTAATAAAAGATATGGCGGTATTCCCGAAGAAATGAATGCTGGTGCTACATACATATTAGACGAACCAAATGGATTAATTTATTTTGATGGATCGTTAGGTAGCAGACAGCAAGATTTAGTTGTTGTGGATTATATTTCAGATGGCATCGCTAACAATGGCGATTTATCTGATGTATATGTACCTAAGCTAGCGGAAGATGCTTTATACGCATATATGCTTTATAATTTATCAAAGCTTAGACCCGCTAGTGCTCAATTAGCTCCTTTGTATAAAAAAGAAGCTAGCGCTAAAATGCGAAATGCAAAAATACGACTAAGTAATTATAACTTGCAAGAGCTTGCTCAAGTATTAAGAGGCAAAGCTAAATGGATTAAACATTAAAATTAAATGGCAGAAAGTAAAAGAACATTCACTAGGGCTAAAATAAATAGGGATATTGAAGAAAAAATATTGCCTCCTGGTGAATATAGAGATGCTTTAAATATTAGCGTTGATTTTTCAGAAGATGGGAATGTAGGTGCTATTGAAAATTTGAAAGGCAATGAATTAATTGCTAATCAAAATATATATGGTTTAACTTCTGCCACAAATCCTAACGCTACTGTTGTTGGAAGTTATCCACATCCAGAAGAAAAAAAAATATATTATTTTGTTACAGGTGATAAAGCCGACGGTATTTTTGAATATGATATTGAAGCTAACGAAATAAACACTATATTAATAGATAGTGTAAAAGCTTCTGTTGTAGAAACCATAAATTTAGCATTTGAAGATGCTGGAGTTACTGGGTCTGTAGCGCAAGATGGGTCTATATCATTAACAGCTAGAGTAGGTGCAAATTCTGTTGAAGCTATAACTGAAGATTTTTCAGCCAATGAAACCGGCAGTGCTGTTTCTAGAAAAATAACGGTCAGTTTAAAAGCGCCTAGCCCTTATATTAATCAAGGAGAATTGCTTATTGGTAGTATTACAGCATCCCAACCAAGTAAATTAGCACCTGAGGTTATAACTAAAAATATTGTTTCTAAAACAGAAACAACTGCCACATTATTGGGTTCATTAACTAATAATAGCGTTGGAGTTACGGCACAGGGATTTTATTATGGCTACAATACCGGCGGAACTGCATTAACAATTAATGAATTAAAAACCGGTGGCGCGGGGATTACAAATCTTTCAACATCAGTTACGCCTATAAAAAATAATTTTACAGCAGATATAACTTCATTGCCATCTTCTAAATTAATAAGCTATGCAGCTTTTGCAACAAATTCTGTTGGGACTACAGATGGATCTGTTTTAACTTTTACAACAGATACGCCACCTCCTATTAACAGAATAAGTGGTACTGAATATGTTGTTGTGCCTGTTATAGAAGACACGGTTTCGGGTAATTTAACAGATGAGGTAGATAATAGAAATGTGGGTTACGGAAGTTTTTTCAAAACCAGCGGAGACTGTTATTTAAATATTTCTGCGCCAGCCTCTGATGGGGTATATGCAAATGCCACAGATGTAAGTAGTCTGAGCAGTTCTGCAAGTTTTACTTCAACACCTTCTGGATTAACTTTTGCTTCTGCAATTAGCGGAGCGGTTGGCACAAGAGGTAATGTATATGTAGCGGGTTTTGCAGCTAACACTAGTTATGAAATAGGGGTGCCAAGTATATCTGGAATAACAGCAAAAACTATTAGAATAAATAATGGAACACCGTCTGGAACTTATTATACATCAACTCTTAACTTAAATTTATCAGGGGTTTTTGTAGGTAAATTAGATTCAGGAGGCTATCAATATAACACAGCGCCCAACCCTTCGGCATCATATATTTTAGGACCAGTGGCAGCGGGAGAAACTGCTCAAGCTATAATACCTTTGAATAATTTAAACACTTTATTAACAGCTGTAGCTGATACGGCTTTTAAGTCTTCTTTTGATCCTGAAAATTTAACGGTAACAGTTACTGGAAAAACAGAAGGGACAGATTTTGATTATTACGTTGAAGATAGTTCTACAGCAATGTTTGGAATAGTGCCTGGAATAATTTTTGTAGGTACACCAGAATTGCTTGGATCAACGCCTACTGTAAATATAACATATACACCATAATGGCAAATATAACTTTATATCCAGATAGCGAAATAAATGTAAAAACTATTTTTACACCAAGCTCAAATATTAGAATAGATTCTATTGAAAATAAATATAATTTAAATATTAATTTTTCAGAAGGCGACATAATAAATGCTGGAACGGAACTATATACAGAGGATTTATTAAATATAGATAGCCTTGAAAAAATCAATAATATAAGGCAAAATGATGGCTTTGTAGTTGTAGAATATACAGAAATATAATTATGGCAAGTAAAATTTTAAATTTTAGTCCAAATAGATTAATTACTGGGATCAACATAGTTGATAACATGCTATTTTATACCGACGGGGAAAATGAGCCTAAAAAAATAAATATTGAAAAGTTTAGAGGCACAGCAACTACTGGTGAATTTAAAGACATTCCAGTAGATCATTCTTCTGGCACAACTCATATTTATAATCGCGTATTTGAAGAAAGAGATATAACAGTAATAAAAGACCATCCTGCTATATTAAGTAAAAAAGCAGAAACAATTACTTTAAATGAAAATTTTGGCACTGGAGATGGCGACTTAGTTATAGACGAAGTGTTAAATGATTCAGATTTAGAAATAATAAATAGTGATAACACAAAAGCGGAAAATCCTTCCTCTGGGGTTGTTTCTTTGATTATTGAAGGTAATTCTTTAGATGGGCTTGAAATGTCTGCTGAGTCTGATTTTGGAAAAAATGTTCTTATAGATTCCGGCTTTATTTGGTCACAAACAGATTCTACTATTGAAGAATTACTACAAGGCACTGAAACAGGAACTGCTTTTGAAGTATCAGCAGAAGATATTGAAACAAATAATGGAAAAGCTAATACTAATTATATTTTAACAAAAACAGATACAACTTCACCATATTATAATGCAAATTTATCCGCAGGAGATTTTTATGCTGCTTCATTTATAAAACTAAAGGGCAAAAATGAAAGGGTTTACAGCCCTGTAACTTATGTTGAGGTAATAGATAATACTACTTCTACTAGCGTAGCATCTGAAATTAATTCAAAAACGCCCACAAAATTAGATGAAGGTTATTTTGAATGGAAATCAATTGTAAAAAACACAGGGGGAATCGATCCTGACGAAGTTGGTATATATATATCTCAACCAAGAATAAATACAAATGAAACTGCCCCTACTGTTGGAGAATTAATAAACAATGGAATTAAAATACAGGGTGAGTTTATTGATGGAGAAATAATTGTAAAAGACAAGCCTATACCTAATAAGTATTATTATTGGGAACCATATGTTATAAATAAAAACGGCACTACATATGGCAATAGTGCTGCCTTAACAGACACGGCTTCTAATGTTTTTAAATATAAAAGTTTTTTAAAACCGAATATAAAAACATTAAATGTTGTAGAAAGTGATTCCGCTGGTAATGTTTATTTACAATCTTGGTATGAAGGGAATAAAGCAAGTGTAATTAACGGTTCTGAAGAAGCTTCTGAAATAGGATTTTATTTTAGCACAGATGAATCTGAATCATTTGATATTTTAAATAAAACTTATTCTGGGAATGAATCAACTGATGGAACAAGCTATAAAGTGTCCGTTAGTAGTTATGATTTTGAAAACGGGGGAGGAGCTAAATTAAATATATTAGACTATATTACATTAAAGCCCGAAGAAACTATAAATTATATTCCTTATATAGTTACTCCTACAGGGGAGTCTGTTTCTAGCATTAAAAGCTTTACTTTGCCAAAAGCTCCTGAAAAACCAGATTTTTATATAAGTAATTTAGATTGGAATTTAAAACCAAATTCAACAGATGATAATGGTCTTAAGGATACTATTTTATTAGATTATGATTTAGATCTAGTAGGCATGGACGAGACTTATGATATTGACGATATTGGTATTATAATTTCTAAACCCTCTACTGTTGAAGAAATAAAAAAATCAACAAATGGTATTTGGACAACAAAGGATCAAATAATAGATGATTCAAACTCCGTTTTAATAAAAATACCGCAAAACGATCTTACTTTTACTGCAAATGGTAATAGCACTAAGGTTGGTAGATACGAAAACACATTATCAGCAGAGCTGCCCAATGTAGATATTACTGAATATTATAATTTAATTTCAGAAAATATAAAACCACAAGAAGAAAATTGGTCTGCTATTGGCTACGTTGTTATTGACGGGTTGACTTATTATACAAATGTGGTAAATAAAAATAGTAATATTTCTAATAAAGATACCACTGTTAAATCAAATATTATAGCAGCTCCTAAAGTATTTACTAAAAATACCAATGAAACAAGCTTTTCAGATTTATTGCATAATGCTGTAACTCTAAACGGTAAATTACATTACTCAGGCAAAAATTTACAAGAAATTGGGTTTTATTTATCAACTACATACCCTGCTGGGCCATCAGGGGCTATAGCCTCTATAAAAAATGATGGTAGAAGTACTGATTTAGATTATTGGCTTTCTTCTGCTACAAAATATACAGCAACAAATATAACTGTAAGCGATGCTAATACGCACCTTAACCAATCTTCAACAGAATTTTTAAATTTTGAAGCGGATGTTACCGGTTTAACAGCCGAAACTAGATATTATTTTGTTGCGTTTGCAAACCCTGTGCAAACTACAAATTCAAAAGGTAATAAAGTAGTGGGCGGATCGGAAAGTTTAAATGATGTAGTTAATAGCATTCATTGGGGTAACGTTTTTACCGTTACAACACCAAAAGATGCTTCTGTAGTTACATCAGCTACTCCACCGCCAGTTGTTCGAATGCAGCCAATTGATAACTATAATCATTTACGAAAAACATATGTTAACCTATATGGTAATTTTACTACTTTTTCAAAAGACTATAGCGTTACAACAAAAGGTTTTTATTTAAAAGCGGCTAGTGAATTTCCAAATCCTTTTGAGGACCAAGCTGGTAATGCAGCAACAATGGCAAGTGCAACAAATAGATTAAATTTTATTTCTCCTGACGTGAGAGAAAGACGTTCATTTAGAGAACATACTTGGTATACTGGAGCTAAAGCGTCTATAGATACTATTGATTATTATGTTTCCGCTTATATAGAAGTAAATGAAACGGGCGAAGAATTTATATCGGATTATGTTTTGATAGAAAACTCTATAAACGCGCCTGTAGTAGCTCCGGAAATACAGTCTTTTCAATTAGCGCCACCGGTTTTAAATTCAAATACATTGAGCAATAGTAGTGATAACTATAGCTCAGACACTAGCAAAGGAATTTCCGGAACAATAACGTGGAATAAAGAAGCGAATAGTGGTGGCATACCAGAAATACTTAATGTTGGAGCTTATTATATAACTAAATCTGGGGCTTCAAAACCAACCAGTGTTACTGATTTTTTAAACGCTTATAATGGTACTGAGGGGCAAACTGGCTGGACACCGAGCTCAAAAATATTAAATGATGACCAGATGAATTTTTCGGCTGATGGTAAGAGTGCAACATATACAATACCATTGCCGGACAATAGCTTCCCAAGTGCTAACACTGGAAAAACATTTTATGCTGTAGGGTTTATAGAATATGCGAACGGTAATGTAAAATACTCCAATACTGTTGAAGAATTTTATATGCCACCACCGCCACAAGCAATTGCTACTGCAGATACTATATATTATAATACTAATAACGGAAACGTTATAGCGGTTAGAAAAAATGGTGTAAGTACTTTAACAGCGGAAGAAAGGGAGCTAGCCTACTATGGGTCTTATAATCCGCTATATATTGAATCGGTAATTGATATTTCCGCTCCTTGGTTTATATATATCCAAATGGGGGGGTCTATATATACAGAAAAACCTTTTACGGCTGGCGGAGGATACGGTCAATCTAACTTTAATCAGGGGCTTGCGGCCTCAACCACAAACAAAGGTGTAGGATATGCTAAAGTTAAAAAAGTAGGTAATACATTAAGGTTTAGCGCGAGGAGCGTAGGTTTAAACGGCAATCCGCTTACTAACATACCGTGGGTAAAATATTGGATTATTAAAGACTATAAAAAATGGTCTTTTTTGCAAGCATTAAGAAATTCAAGAACCGCTACAGCATTATTAGAAACTTATGCAGAAACATTTATTGAAACAATTTATGTTAAAGATTCACCAGATGGCCCACCTCCTTATTAAAAAATAAAATATGGCAGACAAAGTAAAACCTTTTGAAGAAATATTCCCATATATTAGTTATAGATGGAAATATGATGATGGCGAATATTCCCCTTATGCCCCGTTTTCGGAGGTCCAATTTGTATCTAAAGAAGTAACAGATTACCAAAGTAGGTACGAAAAGGGGTTTAATGAGTTCATGGTTAATGATATAGAAAACATAGTTATTAATGGTATTCCAAAAGGAAGAGAAGACGTGGTAGCTATTGATATATTATATACTGAATCAATTTCTTCTACTGTATATATTTTAAAAACTATTGAGTTTGATTCAGGAAATAGAGGTAATGGCACTTTAGACGGAGTAATAATATCGAAAAGAGCTTTTGGATCAGCATTGCCTGATTCGGAATTAACAAGGCAATTTGATTCTGTTCCGCTAAAAGCTAAAGCGCAAGAGTTTACTGCTAATAGAATAATTTACGGAAATTATACATCAAAGTTTAATCAAGGTAAAAATGATTTAGGCGGGGACGGATTTAAAATAAAATTAGCAACCGCAGCCCAGCCTTCACCTGTGTCTGGACCGTCTGTAAAAACGAACAGAACTTACGATGTCGGAGTTGTTTACATGGATAAATACGGAAGGCAAGGGAATGTGTTAACTCAAGCTACGGGCAATAACTCAGAAAATTCTTCATTAATAAAAACTAATTTTACGTATGGCTCTAGAATTAAACTAGCGGCAACAATAAATAGCCAAGCACCATCTTGGGCGGAGTATTATAAATATTATATAAAAGACGTTGGTACAGATTTTTATAATATGACATGCTTCAATACGTATTTGGACGGAGAAGAGGGTGACACAGAAGGCGCTAATATTTATTTGCAATTTGACTCTAAAGATAGAAATAAAATAACGGAAGATTCTTTTTTAATACCAAGGAGAAACGCTTTTAATACTACAAAAGGAGATGCTATAACTGAATTTTTAAGAATACCTATATTAGACATTGAAAATGAAGCTCCTGAGGTTGTTAAAAATCAAATAGTAGAACGAGATGCTATAAAAGTTTTTACTATGCGCGACGATAATGCTGAGGTTATTACAAGTTTTACTGATAATACGGTAATCAATATACCAACCGCTGGAGGAGCAAGTAATACTGTTTTTTATATTAAAGATAAAAATGTAACCTGGGACGGCCAAGCTTTTATAAGTCAAATTAATAAATACATAAATAGCCAAAATGGTAGTGTAACTTTTAATAGTAAAGAAACGCCTGTTTCTACTATACAAACAGTTGATTTCACTGGTTTTTCTGAGCCGCTGGCTTTGCAGCTTGTTAAAGGGGATAATACAACAGATAAAGTTTTAGTTACAGAAATGGTATATAGTCTAATGACTGGTGCCGGAGCTACAGGTCAACGTAACGCTTTTAAAATTACCATTGGAGGAAGACTGGACGATAATAGTTCTTTAACGACTGATATTGGATTTGCTACAAGTGGGGATAATACAGTCCCTGCTGATTTTACTTTGAATAACGATTCAGAAATAAAATTTTATAAGCTTGGATTATCTGAGCAAGGACAAAATAAACTAAAAGGATCATTTTTTGTAAAAGTACCAAGAAAAACTGATGGAACAACGTTTACAGCTATACCGATAGGCCAAACAGAACTAGATGAAGAAGGTAACGTAGAAACGTTAAAAGCTTTTGATTTTGAGACTGAACCTAATGATGACTCTAATCTTAATTTATATTGGGAAAGCGCAAAAGCATTTAGTGTAGATGAAGACCATGGCAAACTTAATATAATACCTTGGACAAATTGTATTGCTACAGTTGGCGGAAATAATAATAAAATTTATTTAGAATCAATTAATATTCAAGATAAATTTAATTCTGCATCTATTGTTAAAGGAATACGTGTAAATACACCCGAGGCTAATTATGCGCAAGAGACTAGAAAGCAAGGTTTGATATTTTCAGGTTTGTATAATTCAAGAACTGGTATAAATGAATTAAATAAATTTAATTTAACAGACGGCATTACAAAAGAATTAGAGCCAAACTACGGTGGTATTCAAAAGCTTCATGCTTTAGATACAAATTTAATATCTTTTAACGAAGATAAAATATTTAAAATACTAGCTGACAAAGATGCTTTATTTAATGCCGATGAAGGGGTTAACGTTACGGCAACCAATTTAGTACTAGGGCAGGCAATGTCATTCCAAGGAGAATATGGCATAAGCACACATCCTGAATCTTTTGCTACTTTTGGCAATAATATTTATTTTACTGACGCAAAAAGAGGAGTTGTTATGCAATTGACTCCTGCTAATGGGCAGTTGTTTGCGATTAGCTCCATTGGTATGTCAAACTTTTTTAGAGATAGGCTTGGTGCTTTAAATGCTAATGCGAAGCTCATAGGAGCTTACGATGGGTACAAAAAGCAATATGTATTATCATTACAAGGGTATGATGAAACGGCGGCCTCTATTGGCTCCGAATCAATCCCTGACGAAACATCTAACTTGACTATAGGTTATAGCTTAAGCGCCCAATCATGGGTTTCAAGGTATAGTTTTATTCCAGAAACAGGAGTTACATTAAATAATAAATTTTATACATTTAAAAACGGTAAAATATATTTGCACAATTCAGATACAGCTGATAGAAATAATTTCTACGGAACAGCCTATGATTCTCAGGTGCAAGTTATATTTAATGACAACCCCACATATGTTTCAGACTGGTTATCTTTAAATTATCAAGGCGATGAAGGCTGGGAAGCTTCTGAAATAATTGGTGATCAAGATAGTATATACAATATTAGTAGTGTACGCTTACTTGATTCAGAAGAAGTTGGATTCCTAGGATGGTTTTTAAAAGAAGGTAAATATCACGGTGCTATTGTTGGAACACAGCCTGTGTATATAATTGATCCTTCAGCAACCGAGCCTGGATCAAATGGTTTTTGGCCATTAATACAAGATGGTTCAAATACGCAAGATATTTCAGGAACTAAAGGATTTTTTCAAAAAACTAGATTTAAAAATTCAGCAACTACAAAGAAAGAATTATTTGCTGTAAGTTCAGAATATTACATTAGTCAATCTTAAAATAAATAAAAGTATGTTACCATTAATGGGGATAATAGGAGGAGCTACGCAAATCGCGGGCTCCTTAATTGGCGGACGTAAGCGCAGAAGAGAAGCTAGAGCTGCCGCCGCTGAATTTGCTGCTCAAAAGCAAGCTCTTCAAGATTTCCAATTTCAAAACCCTTATGCTGGGTTAGAAAATGTAGCTGAAGATTTAACAATAAATCAACAAGCTTCTCAGTTTCAAGCTCAACAAACCGACGCTGCTTTAGCTCAAGCTTTGCAAACCGCCGCTATGACAGGCGGAGGTGCTGGCGGAGCACAAGCTATTGCTCAGGCTGCTTTACAGTCTAAAGCTGGTATATCTGCAGATATAGCTAAACAAGAGTCTCAAAATCAAATGGCTATGGTAAATCAAGCTGGCAAATTGCAACAGCTTGAAGCACAAGGAGCTGATACCTTACAACAAAGACAATTTCAACAAACACAACAACTTCTAAATTTAGCTGCCGACAGGAAAAATGCCGCTGATGCAGCAAGAGCACAAGCAACAGCTGGTCTAGTTGGTGGAATTGGCAGTATGGTCGGTGGAGTTGGCACTGGCATTATGGGTATGGACGATAAGACAAGCTTTGGCAAATCATTATTAACTAGCGTAGGTGGTATTCCTCAAAATGCATAATTTATGAGTAATTTAAAAAAGAACAGTCCATTTAAAAGAGGCGAATCTGTAGCGGGTATAGCAGATTGGTTAAATTATAGTAGTATAGCTACGGCAGGGCAGCCAGTTAGCCTTGGGGGTGAAGCACTTATTCAGCTTGGCGCAATATTTAGCCAATTAGATTTTAAACCTAAAGGCAAAGCTAGCCCTAAAAAAACTGATAGCGAAGAAACTGATAGCGAAGATAAAACACCTAATCCAGGTGAAATTTTCAAGTATCAAGGAAAACTTAAGTCTCCATCATATACACCGCCACCACCTACATTGCCATCTTTGGCAGTGGATAATCCTCGTTTGCCTGATAGGCCCACTACTACTGTATTTGCTGGTCCAAAGATCACTAATCAAAATATTGCCCCTGAAGTCAGAGAGATAACAAGAGATACCACAGGGTGGAACAGGTCTAGTGAGTCTTCTATGGCTATTAAACCAGATAGGAAATTTGATGAGCAGTTTTCAGATATACAATCTTCTAATATTGATCTTGGCGATATTAACGGTATTATTAATCCAAGTGGTGTTATTGATTCATCAACCAAGCGTTTAAGCAATGAAACATTAAATGCTTTAAATGGGTTAAGATATACTAATAAAGATAAAAATGATACTCCTTTAAGAAGGGTTATGCATGCAGTTAGTTCTCCGTTTTTGCAAACAGATAATTTAAATTATGGTCAAATAAAGCAAGCAGTAATGCCTGAATATGCAAAAGGCAGATTAGGAGCTGCTGCGGCTGAAGGGTTTAATTTAGTAATAGATAAATATAATTACGATCAAGCTGTTAAAAAAGATTATGAGAAAGAGCTTGATGATGAAATGGGGGATTTGGTTGTTCCTGCAGATTTTATTTCTGATACGGCTAGAGAAAATTATTTAGAATTCAGTTTAGGTAAAAAGAAAAAAGTAGCAGAAGCTTTTAATGATTATGCTAATGGACGTATTTCATTTCCAGATTATAAAAATTTAAAAGCAAGTGTAGAATCGGAAATAAACCAAGCTGCAGCGACTAGAAGTAATATAACTGCTGCAGTAACAGATTTTATTAAAAATAAAGGGTCTATTGATATAGGGGCGTCTAAAAGCGAAATGCTAGATTTTTTATTAACCGCAGAAAAAAGTCCTGAAAAAATATCTATAAAAACCATAGAGGGGATTGACTACGTTACCGGAACTACCAGAGGGGGAGAGTATTTTCAAGTACCTACATCAAAAATAGCAAACGGGACCGCTGGATTTAGATTAGTTAAAAAAGCCAGCACTGCCCCTATTATTAATGGAGCATTAAAAGCTATTGATCAATATAAAGAAGAGGTTAAAACTAGATATGGCCTTGGCCAAGCGGACGCTGATCCTGAAACTGCCAAAAAAATTGGTGTAAACTATATTAAAAACCAATTAAAAGATGAGACAAAACTAAGATCAATGATGTCTCAGATATTTGGAGTAGATCATACGACTTTCCAGCAGTTTGTTGAAAACGACGAAACTTTGTCCGCTGAAATGCTTAATGATGCAGCTGAAGAGCTTTATGATATGAGTGTAGCCCCTCAGTATTTTCCACAGCAAAAAACAACAAAAGTAATGCAACCAAGGGGTGGATCATCCACAGCTGGAGAAAGAAGAATAGCTGTAATAAAGTCTAAACTTGATAATTTACCTCCTCCTACCTCTGGTAATATAGATAATTATATGACGTTACTTAAATTGAACAAAGGAGAAGCATACCAAGTAAAAGGCAATAAATTAATTATTGGCGACGTTAAAGCCGGAACAGCATTAAGAACTATTGATTTATCAAACCCTACTTTAGCTAAATCGCAAATAGCAAATTTAGCAGGCGTTATGGGTTATAGTCAAGGTGGACAATCGCAAGACTTATCACAATATAATTTTGATTTATAATGAACGAAGAAGAATTCATCGCAAAACTAAAAGAAACAGCAGGCAAAATGCAAGCTGATGGTATAGACCCAATACAAATTCAAGGATTTATTGACCAGAAAAAAAATGAATGGAAGGCTAAGTATGAGGGAAAGATGGATGCCGCTGCGGAGGAGACTGCAACTGTAGTGGCAGATCAACCAAGCGAATTGGGTTTGCAGTCGGAAAATGGTTTATCGGAGCAACGTTACAGTCACCCAGATGAAGACCGCGGGTTTTTTGATGCTTTAATTTTTGAGCCATTAAGTAAAGGTATAGCTCAAGGAAGCTCCAGCGATGAAGCTTATGGTGTATTTTTAGGTGGAGATTTTTCTCCAGAAGCATTAAAAGCATTCAGAGAGGCCGATAAAAAAGTAATGGAGTCTGGAATGACAAAAGAAGGTATAGCTTATGAAGCCGCTGTTAATAAAAGAATAGAAGCCGGCGAAAATCCTATACTTGCTTATTTTAAAGAATTGCCTAATAATAAAATTGGGGCAGCCCAATATATGATACAATCTCAAACTGCAGCGGCAACAGCGGGTTTAGAAAATCCTGCAATATCACTTACAGCGGCAGGGGCAGGCGCATTAGCAACAGGAGCTATTGGGTCAGCCGCTAGTCCTGTTGGAACGGCTATTGGTGCTGGTATTGGTGGGGTTCGGGGTTTTATGTCTGGATCAATGCTAGCTTTAGAAGGTGCGTCAAGGATGAGCGAATTGGCTAAAGAATGGTTTGAAGAAAATAATTTAGATTGGAATAAAGATAGTGATTGGCAAAAGCTTAAAAATGATGAAGCTGCTCTACGTGAAATAAAACTAAGAGGAATGGGGGCCGGCCTTACTATTGGGGCTGCCGAATACTTTGGTGGTAAGCTAGGGGGAAAATTAGTATCAAAAGCAGCAGGTGCTGTTAGTAGTAAAGCAGCAAAAGCAGCCACTAAAACAGTGGGGTCATTAGCTTCAGAGGCTACGGTTGGCGGCTTAGGCGAAGCTGGAGCATTAGGAGTTATGGGGAGAGACATAACTAGTACCGAAAGCTTAAAAGAAATTGGGATGGAATCTGTTATAGGCATAGTTGGAGCGCCAATCACTGCGGCTCAAGCTACTCTTGAACAGGCAAAAGCTAAAAACAAATATATTGTTAATGGTGGTAAAACAACAGATAAATCAAAAGTAAATAATATAATAAGGGATGCTAGTGATAAAGACTTTGTAAATATAAAAATAAAATCTGACGATAAAAAAGTTAATCAAAAAATTAAAAGTCGTAGAGAAAAAATTATAAAAGAAGATAAAAATCTTATAAAAAACAAAGTTGAGCCGCAAGTTATTACTGACCAAAAGAAAAAGCTTGATTTAGCTATTCAGCAAACTGAAATTGATATTGCTAACATAAAAGAGCAGGATGATAGCCTATCGGTTTTACCTTTTGAATCAAGACTTAAAGATTTAAAAGATAAAAGAGCTGCGCTTGATGAAATTGTTCAATACCAATTAGATGAGTTAAATGAACAAGAATCTATGGATTTAATGGATATGGACGACGATATATCTCTATATCAGTCTATAATAAATGATCCAATGTCAGCAGAAGCTGCCAAAAAAGAAGCGCAGAAACAATTAGACTTGTTAAAAGTACAGCAGGTTCAAACTTTTATGAACCCTAGTGCTATAGATACACGCAATCCCAGCGGTCCTAAAAATCAAAAGAATATTGATCTTTCTCAAAAAACTCAAGAAGCTTATGAGGGAGGCGATATTGACGGTGTTATTAAATCACAGCAGGGTCTTATATCGTCTATTGCAACATCTTTATGGTCTAGAGTGCCAAAAGAAAAGCAAGTTGGTACGTACGAGGGGTTTAAAGCGGCTCTTGTTACATCTAAAGGTGGCATGTTAGATATGATAAATAGCTATAGCCCTGAAAAATTCCCAGGTGTTCCGTTAGCTGCATACTTAGGGGATAGACAAAAGGGATTAAGGGCTAGAGCTAATCGTATAATAAAAGAACTAACTAAGCAAGACTTTGAAGTTAGTACTGATTCAACAGAGGTATTAAATTCTTTTTCTGATATTGAAACAAATATTGATGATATAGATATTTATGGTCCTAAATATAATTCACAGAAATTAGGGTTAGGAACTAACTTATTAGAAGAGGCCTCTAAGGATGTTGAATTAGCTACTCAAAAAATAGAAAATGAATTAGCTAAAGCTGATCAAAAAGCAAAGCCTTTAACTCAAAAACAAAGACAATCTAAAGCTGAAAAAGATTTTGACAGTGTTTTTAAAAATAAATATGTAAAAAGAATTAAAGATAAAATTGGGAAAAAGCTAGACAAAGAAAAGTACATTAGAAATAATGTTACTACTTTGAAAAAAATAGCTTTAGCCAATCGTGATTTTCAAAAGGGTAATCAAGGCATAGCTAAGGACTGGAACAAATATCCACCGTCCGACCAAGCTTTCATAGATTATTACATGGGCACTGACACTAGTAATATTCAAGCTATTAGCGATAGAAAAAAATCGTTAGCGGAAGCTGTGGCTAAACAGATAGGCAAAGATGCTAAAGATAACTATTTTGAAGGCAAAGAAGCTGAACGCGCAGAAATAGGTGAAAGATTAGGCATTGCTTACTCAGAAGATCTTGAAGTTAAAAAAATTAGAATATTTGACTTTGATGATACATTAGCAAAAAGTAATTCACAAGTGCTATACACGCTGCCTGATGGAACCACTGGAAAGCTTAACGCAACAGAATATGCCAAAAGAGACCAAGAGCTAAAAGATAAAGGCGCTACGTTTGACTTTTCTGAATTTAGCAAGGTTATAGACGGTAAGAAGGGGCCTTTATTTGAAGTAGCACAAAAAATAAATGCTGCTAGAGGTAATGAAGATTTATTTGTTCTTACAGCTAGACCGGAAGATTCAGCTGGACCAATACAAGAGTTTTTAAAATTAGCTGGTTTAGATTTTAAGAAAGAAAATATTATTGGTTTAGGCGACGGAACAGCGCAGGCTAAGGCTAATTGGGTACAAGGTAAAATAGACGAAGGTTACAATGACTTTTACTTCGCAGATGACGCTATCAAAAATGTAGAAGCTGTAAAACAAGTTCTTGATAATTCCGAAGTTAAAAGTAAAGTACAACAGGCTAAAGTATATCAAGAAGTTATTAATGATATTGAAGACGGAATCCAAGTTTTAATTGATAAAAATTTAGAAGGTGATGTTGAAGCTTCTATAACAGATATAAACAAACTTGCTAAAGAATTAGGTATTGAAAACTTTAATAGAAGAAACCCTGAGTTTATAGAAAGAATGATTGTCAGCTTAGGTAAGGCTGCTGACGCAGGGCTATTAACCGAGGAAGATATAGACAATTTATCAATGGCTAACTTCGGGGCAAAGTATAATAAGAAAACCAAATACTATCAATTAAAAGATGGCACTGAGGTTCTTAGAGGTACGCCTGAATTTGACGCGGCTGTAGAGGCAAAGCAATTAGTGCCTGCAGGAGGTGGATTATTTTACGGAGCAAGTGATCCGGCTTTAATAGATATTAAAGAAAGAATTAAAAAAGCTAAAAGTAAAAAAGGAGTTAAATTAAAAGCCCCTAAAGTTAATCCCGATGCAGCAATAAAAGGTTCTAAAGTTTATTTAGAAAACCAAAAAAAGCAGGAAATAAATGATAAGGCTTTTTCTAATTTTTTGTCTTTAATGGATAAAGTTGCCGAAATAGACCCTGCTTTGATGCTTATTATGGTACATGACGGCTATAGGGCTACTAGCGGCATTATTAAAGCTGTAGCTCCTGTGAAGTATGTTTCTAAAAAATTTGAATTTGGAACGCCTGGTAGTAAATATTCAGAAACTCATAAGAAAAATAAAGAAAATAATTACCGAGATGAACATAATCCACCAGCTAGTGTTATAGGCTCTTATATAGCTAAAGCGGCAATGAAGGGGCAGGCTAGAAGTATAAAACCACTTATAGATAAGCAATTTCATAGGGTCGTATTGTCTTTAAAAGCTGATGAAATATTAGATAAAGCTAAATTAGCAGGGGTAATGCCTGAAAGTTTTAGACTTATAGTTTCAAATAGTCTAGGAAGATATTTTAATGAATTTACTTCAAAAATAAACGGAGGAATAAACCCCGATAGTATTATTGATATTGAAACTGGTAAATCAATACGGGAGATATATAACATTGACAGTAGTGGTGTTGCAGCATCTTTAGAATTAACAGAGCAATTTAAAGATAAAACGCCAGATAAATTACAGTCTGCTGTACAAATGCAAGAAGATCTTAACCCTAATCCTGAATTATCTAAGAATGAAGCTGTAGAAGCTTTAAGTGATATGTTGGGTACTATATACGGCGTGGATGTAATCACAACTAAAAAGGCTTTAGAAGAAGCTGGCTATAGTGAGGCAGATGTAAAAAAAGCTTTAAGAAGCTTTGGTTTTGAAGATTCTCAAAATGGTTATGTTTTTATAAACTCAGAAAAAGCAGGGTTAGACACCCCAATGCATGAATTTACCCATGTTTGGGCCAACCTTGTTTTTGCTAAAGATCCCGAGTTATTTAATGCCATATATGATAAGCTAAAGTCTCACCCTAAATATAATGAAGCTATATCCAGGATGAGTAAAGGTGGATATGCAGATATTCCCATTGACTCTTTTGGTTATAAAAATGAAGTTATGGCTTATATACTTGGTGAAGAAGGTAAATCTCTTTATCAAGTATTTGCAGGAGATGCAGAGGCTAAAAGTTTAATTGATAAATTCTTTGATTATATTAGAGAAGCTTTAGGGTTTGATCCTACAGTAAAAAACTTTGCTGATTTAAATGTAGACCAAGTTGTTAAACTTGCTGTTAAAGACATAATGGAAGGTAATCCTTCCGCTAACTTTAATAAATTACAAAACGTTGCTGAGGGCAAAAGCTGGTATGCTAAAGCAGAAGCAGCGCAAAGCCCTAGTGCTAAAGCTAAAGCTGACCCTTTAGTAAGGGCGTTCAATAAATTAAAACTTTCGTATAGAACTAATAAAGATTTAGCACGAGCTATTAATGATGCTTATGCTGAGGTAGAAGGTTTGATGAGTTTTATGGATTTTGTTAAACTTGTGTCTAAAAATACAAAAGAAATAAAAACAGGTAAAACAAATCAACTTCTTATAGCCAAGGCTGAAATAATTAAAGCTGACAAAATAGCTGAAGAAAACGCTAAAAAACAAGCTGAAGATAAAGTAAACGAAGAGCAGGCTTCTAAGCTACAATCTATGTTTAGAAGAATTATTTATCAAGCAAAAGGCGAAGGCGCTAAAGCATCAAGATGGTTTATTCCGCCTAATGCTGAAGATTTCAAAGGTTTGCTATATGCGTTTTTACCTAAAGGACAATTAGGTGTTGATGCTCGAAAGTGGATGGAAGAGCATTTAATTAAGCCTTATTCTAATGGTATTGCTACTCTTGACACTGAAATACTTCACAAGTCTAAAGCCTGGACCGATATGTCTAAAGGTTTTAACTTTGAAGAAAAAATTGGAGGCACACCATATACCTTAGGTGATGCTATTAAAGTTTACAATGCGCTTAAAGAAGGAGTTGATCCTGGTATTACTAAGAAAAAACATTTAGATGCGCTTATACATGCTGTAGAAAGTAATTCTGAAGTATTAAACTTAGCTAATGAAGTTGCAGAGTCGTTTCCAATAAAGCTTGAATCAGGTTGGCAAACAAGAGCATTTGCTAAAGAGATTTATGATTCTATTAATAATGGAGCACGTAAACGGCATCTTGAAACATTTAGCAATAATGTTGACGCTATATTCACAGATGCAACACTTGATTTGATTGCAGATCAATATGGTGAAAAGTATAGACAAGCAATAGTATCTACACTACGTAGAATGAAAAGCGGTAGAAATAGAGTATCTACTGACGCTAATGCGAATGTTTATATGAACTGGTTAAATAGAGCAGTTGGAACAACAATGTTCTTAAATACCCGTTCTGCTATATTACAGTTGCTATCTACATTAAACTTTATAGGTAAACCTGGTAATAATATATTTCAAGCTACTGCAGCATTTGCAAATCAAAAGCAATGGAAAGCAGACTATAATAAACTATGGAATAGCGATTATTTAACTAATAGGCGGGATGGCGCTAAGTTTGATGTGCTAGCAGATGAAATTGCAGAAGGACCACAAGGCTTAAATAAAATACTTAAGTTTGGTTTCTTACCAACAAGATATGCGGATAGTTTTGCTATTGCTCTTGGAGGTGCTGCATACTATAGAAATAGAGTTAATATGCTAATGAAGGAAGGAATGAGTGAAGCTGACGCTGAAGCTCAGGCTATGATTGATTGGAGAAATACAGCTGAAGAATCTCAGCAGTCTTCTGATCCATCTAAAATTTCCGAAATACAAGCATCGGCAATTGGTAAAATAATATATGCTTTTGCTAATACACCGTTTCAGTATGCAAGGATAACAAAAAGAAAACTACAAGATATTGCATCTGGTAGGTCCGCTGCAGCTGGTACACTGAGAACAGATATGCAATCTATACTGTATTACTCTGTTGGTCAAGCTATAATGTTTAATGCACTGCAAAGTGGCTTAGTAGCTTTATTAAATTCAGATGACCCTGAAGATGATGAAATGAAGAAAGAAAAGTACGCGTTATTAATAGAGCGTACTTTAACATCTTTTGCTAAGTCTACAGGTAATCCTGGAGCTGTAGCATCAACGTTATATGCAATGATGAAAGAAGGCTATATGCAACAAACAGGACAGAAAAGGCCTGATGCAAATGCTTTTGCAATTACCGCAACATCAATATCCCCACCGCTTAATTCTAAGATTAGAGATTTAGCAGGTGCTTATAGAGCTTTTAATAAAATAGATGAAGATGATGTATTCACACCGTCTTTAGATAATGAAGCTTTAACTATGGCTGGTGAAGTTGCATCATTTGGTGGCATACCTTTAGATAGAGTAATAAGGAAAGCAAGACATTTAGCGGCAATAAAAAATGAAGAAGCCGAATTATGGCAAAAGATTTGGATGCTTGCTGGATGGAGTAGTTGGGAGCTCGGCGTTAAAGAAAATAAAGATGCCGGGTTTAAAGCTATAGATTTTAAAGATGTAGATTTTAAAGAAGTTGATTTTAAAGAAGTCGAATTCAAAGAACCTGCATTTAAGAAGTTAAAAAAAGGTGTAGCTGGAGAAGCTAATCGAGATGGAACTATAGAGGTAGACCCTAACCTATCTCCTGTTGAACGCGCAAAAACTATTGCTCATGAAGAGCAGCATGTAAAAGACATGAAAAGTGGTGTGCTAGATTATGATGATAATTTTGTATACTACAATAAAAATAAGTATGAGCGCAAAAATGGTAAGATTATTTATAAAGGGAAATCTTATATAGAAGGTGATCCACAATTACCTTGGGAAAAACGTGCATACAATGCAGAGCCTTCCACAAAAGAGGTTAAGCGGAAGAAGCTATATGCTTAAAACAAAAGGGGATGATACCATTACGGCGTCATCCCCTTTGTTATTTAAAATAGTAAACCTATTCCTAATCCTATAGCTGGCCCTAATATTGACCAGCCTTCTAAAAACTTAATTTTTTTAAGTTCTTTTTTAGTAAACACATTGTCTTTTGTGTCCAAAATAACATCAGCTGCTTTTTGCTTATACTCAAGCAATTCAGTTTCTAATTTTTTTACTTTTTCTTTTAAAGTCATAATAAATTAAATTAACCATCGCAGCTTAAACAATCAGGATCCATAGCCGCTGCTGCTATATCTCCCCTTAATACAGATTCGGTACGTGTATAATATAATGTCTTTATGCCACGCTTCCATGCTTCTATATGAACTTGATTTAGCCACCTCGGTGGCGCTTCTGAAGGAAAAGCTAAATTTAAAGAAACAGACTGGTCTATATAATCTTGCCTTATGCCAGCTTGCCTAACTAATTCTAATTGATTTATTTCTTTAAATGTTTTAAATACATTCTTCACTGGTTCTCCTTCCACTTCGTTAAGTCTTCCTCCGTGATCAAAATACCATCCATCAAGTTGTTTAATTCCTTGAACGGATCCACCGTCTGCAAGAATTTTATCCCAAGTTTCTTTATTATCGATTCCAACTTTTCTTAATACTTTTTTAAGTTCTTTGTTCTTCCTAATAAATGTTCCTTTAGCAGATTGTTCTGTAAACACGTTTGCAGCCCACGGCTCAATGCCTGGCGAAACATTTCCCGATAATTTTGAGTTTGATACAGTAGGTGCTATAGCCCTTAGGTGTGTATTACGGAACCCTGTTCCAACACACCACAATGGTTCTCCATAAACCTCCGCTAGTTTTCTTGATGCTCTTTCTGTTTCAATTTTTATTTTTGAAAATATTTCTCGCGTTTTGAACTGCGCTAATAAGCTTTCGAAAGCAATTCCATTTTTTTGCAGCAGGCTGTGCCATCCAAGGACACCAAGTCCAAGAGCCCTGCCTTTCTCCGCACTGCGTACAGAGTTCTCGAATCCCTTCATATTCTTTGCTTTCTGAATAAATTCTTCCAGCACACCGTCCAGGAACCATGTTGCGTCGTAGATTAAATTCGTATTTTTCCATTCATCATATTTATCTAAATTAACCGAAGATAAACAGCAAACAAAGCTGTGCGACTCATCTGTATGAAGGGTAATCTCGCTACAGATATTAGTCATATGCACTTTTAGACTATTTTTTTTGTACGCTTCTGGGTTGCTTTTGTTCGTATTGCCTTTAAAAAGGATATAAGGTTCTCCAGTCGCTTTTCTTTTTTGAAGTAGTTTTGCCCACTTGTTTCGTGCTTCTTTATCTCCAAGTTCAAGTCTTCGCATAAACTTGTCGCCGACCACAGCGCACTGGTGGAGGTTAAGAGATTGCCTGTTGACATCTCCTTTAGGTTCTCTAATTTCCAACCATTCATCAAAGTCGGGATGATCAATATTGATATTAACTGATGCCGCTCCTCTTCTGACAGATCCTTGATTAGTGGCAAGTATTGTTGAATCGTATATCTTGCAAAACGGCACCACTCCATCACTTGTTCCATTTCCTGTAATTTTAGCTCCGGCGGGTCTAATCATATTAATGCCAACGCCAACACCGCCGCCATGCTTAGCTAGTAGCATCATCTCTAAATTCTTCGTGCCTATATCATAAATGCTATCTCCTACATCTATACCGAAACAACTAATAGGTAAACCTCTATCTGTGCCTGTATTAGACAGCACAGGGGAAGCCAAACACAACCAACCATCCCATATGTACTGGAAGAATTTTTCAGCTAGTTCTGGCTTATATAAACGCCTCGCAACTGTTTTAGATACTCGCCAATAAGCATCCCTCGGGGACTCACCCGCTAATAAATAGCCTCCTGTTATTGTTTTTTTATAGACTTCGGTATCACCCCAGGCTGGGTAATCTTCGCCTTTTTTCCAATCGTTATCCCACATTATTTAAAGAATAATACAGCGTAAGCTGCCATTACGTTTATATTGACTAATACTAAATTCCATTGTTTTGCAACCCATACTTGAGGCAGCGAAAATAAACCAGCTAAAAAGTAAACTATAATACCTGGCGTTTCAGGAAGCATATGGGGAGCCGTAATAAAAAATCCAGTCCCCATATATCCTAACCTATTTGCTAATCTTTCGTGAGGCTTTAACTTTCTTTCTTTTACTAAAGCTTTAAGTATTGATCTTTTCATAACTCTCCCAACTTGCTCCATAGCCACGCTTTTTTAGACCGAGGCCTGCAGATTATCATTGTTTCATTTCCAACATAATAGCATAAATTATATGCATCTATAGTATCTTTCCTTATTATCCTAAGCTCACCACCTTCTTGGTATACTTTTCCATAAGCTAAAGGAATAATTTTTTTATTATTAGCGCTAAATCGCGTAAACGTGCTATCAGGATTTATTCTAACAAATTCATGATCTTGATCGACCCAAAGACCATAAATATTATTGCTTTGTGCGTTTATATTGTAGTTTATGAGTAAAACCGAAAATATAATTTTTTTTATTGTCATTTATTAAAATATATATTACCAAATATCTTCAAAATCTTCACCTTCATTAGCCTTTGAATAATCAGTCGGCCTAACAGCAAAAAAATCAGTATGAGTATGCCCCCCGGTAAGATGATAGAACCAGTCAAGATTTTCCGCTGACTTTTTGTCAAACGCAAAGTACTCCCCGAGGTCGAAGTAACCAAGTTCTTGAAGTTTTTCATTGAGACGTTTTCTGATGAATTGTTTAAGGTCGTTAGCTCTAAGGTTTTCAATGTCTCCTTGTTCAAACATTTTATCAATATACTGCTCTTCTGCTGAGAGCATTGCTTTTGCAGCGGTAGTAACATCATCTCTACAGTCTTCTAATAATGTTGGTATCTCTTCACACATATGCCTAAAAAGCTTACAGCCCATTTTACTATGTAAAGATTCATCTCTTACAGACCATTTCATCTGTTGTCCAATACCTTTAAGAAGGTTTCTGAGCTGAAAAGAATAAAGCACAGCAAAAGCAGAGTATAAAGATACCCCTTCAGCAAATGCACTAAAGATGGCTAACGATCTTCCAATTCCTACAGGGTCAGAGCCGTCATAGGCAACAAGGTTTTCAAATCGCTCCGCAGTAGCAGGTTCATGTAAAAATGCTTCAAAGTTTTCAAGACCTAATGTTTCGTTTAAATATGAATAAGCTACAGCGTGTATTGTTTCCTGACTACCAAACATCATAGCCATTTGTTGTATTTCATGCTTAGGAAACCACGCCACAACTTTTTGTGTCCAATAATCAGAAACCGCACATTCTGTTTGCGCAAATCCTAATAATATATTACCAACTAAATTCTTTTCTTCAGGGGTCAACCGCTCATTCCAATCTTTAACATCACCTGACATAGGTATTTCAGTATGCAACCAAAACGCCTGTGCTTGTTTTAACCAGCCTTCCGTGTAATATTCTGGGTACTCAAATGGTTTATACGGTATTCTTTCCTTGAATAGACTCATCCTTTTTTGTTTCTTCTTTTAATTGTTGTAATGCTTTTTCATAATCAGGAAACTTTTTTACAAGTTCCAATGTGCCTATGGCTAGATCTTTCATATTAGTAAGCTCATTAATCATTTTATTTAATACAGCTCCTAATTGTTCAACCTTGTTAGACATTTCAATTAGTTTAGATTCTTTCATTTTCCTTGCCCTCGGTATTTTTTAGCATAGTTTTTGCTTGATTTTAAATTTGATGTTTTTGATTTTGCATGAACCCCCGGCCGTTTTACTTTTGATTTTCGGGTGAAATTGGTAAGGTTCATTTTGTTTTTAGCCATATTAAGTTAAGTTTGGATCGTCTTTATATATTGTTAAACACATTTCAACAAACGGTAAATATATTACGTGTTCAGTATAATCATTATTTTGATAGGTCCTAGCTCCAATTAGTACTCCTGGATATAACCCTATGCTAAGCTCCCAGCTAGGTTCCCAACTTGTCATTTTGTTCTTCTTTTAAATAATATAGTAACATTTTTTTATGAAAATTAATTCTTTCTTTGTGATGTTCTGCTAAGTTAAAATCCGTATCTTCCATGAATCTCTAGTATTTCCTTATATTTAATTGGATTTTGCTTTAATAGCTTTTTAATTTCTTTTTCCACCTTACGTCTTTTATACATTATCTGTGCTTGTTTCTTCTTTTTTCTTTTATCAATTGTATCGTCCGGTCCACTTCCTTCTGATTTTGCGGCTTGTAAAGTGTCTTTCCAATATTGTTTTTCGTTAGCCATAATTTAAATAGTTTCCACCGTAAAGGGAAAGACTCATTGGCCCTTCCCTTGCATTCAATTATATAATCTTTTCCAGTAAAGTCAGGTGTGTACTTAATTCCCAATATCTTTTTGCTCCCTCTGTTAATATACTCTCCTTTTCCGTTGGCTTGTTTTTCGTAAGATACATTTGGAAAATCAAAACCTTCGATAATAGTGTAAGTTTCACCTTCATATAGTTCAAATAACTTTTCTTTTTTTAATGCCATATAGGTATATCTTTCTAATCCTGACGCAAATTTTATACCATCATAAGTTATTTTTTTAGCTTGTACTGGGCCTCTTTTTTTACTTTGTTTTCGTTTCATTTGAATAGTTTGTTGTCCAATACTCTGGCTCTGGATATGAAGAAATTAATTTAGGATCAGTTACTTCTATATCTTTTATATAGCATTCTTCAATTTCTTCGCGTAATGACATACGTGCTTTTTCAATATAATTTACAGCATCCATTAACTCTTCTTGTAGATGGTTAAGCCAAGTGTCTAGACCCTGGTCATCATCATAAAGAGTAACTCCATACTTTTTAAAGCCTACGTCTGATCGAGATTTTATTTTATTTACTACTTGTTGTATAATTTTATCACGCATCTTTTACAAATGTTCCGTTAATCATTTTACCAGTTCTATTAGATATTTCATCATAAGCAAAGCTAATGCAATCTTCAATATTGGTACCGACAAGGTGGGCAAGATTAGTAAGAACAACAACGCTATCACCAATAGCATCAATAATACCTTCTTTATCGTTTTTAAGTATAGCTTGGGATAACTCTCCTGATTCTTCATATAATTTAATTAGTTGTGTTTTAATATCGCCCTTATCATATAAGCCCCTTTCCTTAGCCCATTCTCTAATTAATTCAAATTGATCTTGGTGAGAATATAGTTTTTCTTTAGTAATAGACTCGGCAGTTTGGAACTCACCTGCTTCAGCCATGGCTTTATTATAAATATAACAAGTGCTTGGTCCAAATTGACTTGCATAAGAGTTGGATATTACCCATTCTATTTTATCCGACGCGTCTAATTTAAAAGTGCCAAATGGCGTTTCTATAACAAGGTCCGCTAAAAACGCGGCATTAAGCTCAGATTTTGGTATTTTAAAAGTTGTAGTAGCCGGCGATGTGGTATGCTTTTTCATTCGCTTTTTAAATAAATCTTTATAAGGTTTTATATCTTTTTTATAGCCATAGGCTTTTTGTAATATTTGTTCAGCTTCAGAGGCTGTTTCAATATTTTTTGTTTCAAGCAATATATCGTATTCCCCATCTTTATAACCTTGTTGTTTATTAACGCGTTTTTTAAGATCAGTTGTACAACCTATTTTTTTTCCTGGAATGTGGTAAATATAATATGTCATGTAGCTAATGGTGCTTTAATTGGTGATTGTGGTTTATAGTTGATTAATTCAAAATCTGAATGCTTTGGTATTTCTATAGGTAAAGATAAACCTTTTTTTAATATTATAGAAGGTAATTCTCCATCAATTCTATTTAAATATTCTTCCGCTTGATCTCTGTGATTATTGTATAAATGACAATCCCCTAAGAAGGCTGTGAGTCTGCCTGGCTTATAGCCATTACCTTTAGCTAACATTAATAGCAACAAACCATACATAGCAATATCATAGGGCAAGCCTAGAAATACATCTACTGATCTTTGGTTCCAGCTTAAATCAAGCGTGTCCCTATTAATATAAATTTGAAAGCCATAATGGCATGGAGGTAATGCCATGTCATGTATAGCATTGGGATTCCATAAGCTTGCCATAATGCGCCTTGAGCTTGGGTTCTGTTTGATTTGCTGGAGTATGATCTGAAGCTGATCCACGCCATTAAAGTCCCGAAGCTGCTTGCCGTAAACAGAGCCCAAAGTTCCATCCGATCTACCTGATTTGTTATAATTATCATCCCAATAAGTAACACCGTGTTCGTGCAGGTAAGCAAGATCGCTGCGTCCCTGAAGGATCCATAAAATTTCCGTAAGTGCATGTTTAAAATATATTTTTTTAGCTGTTAACAATGGAAAACCGGAGGACATATCATGCTGTAATATTCTTCCAAAAACAGCGGACGTCCCAGTTCCTGTTCTATCCTCTTTTTGTGCTCCACCGTAGAATATACCTGATAATAATCCTCTATATTCATCTTGTACGTTTATCATAATAGTATTTCTTCATATTATATAATTCCCTCCCAATATTGTCTGCTGTGTATACATTGGGGGATAAATAAGCTTTTTCGCCTTTTTTATAAGGTCCAATACGCACTTCAATACGCCATTCCTCTGGATACATACCTTGTTGCGTGGGCTTTGGCGATATTCTAATGTTATTGCGGATACAGTATCTTGACCACTTTAATTCCTCTGGACTAGGTTCATAACCCATTAAACCTTTATAGTTACTTTTCTTTTTTAATCCACTTCCCATGGCATAGAATCTATTAACTGTTCTTCAATAGGAATATAATCCCCGCTTATATTATCCCATTTAAAATGGGCCTCAGCCTGGTTTTCACCTAAGTTTTGAAACTTTACTTTAAGCACCTTAACTTTGACGGTTTTCCTATTATAATCGCGATGAACAAGTAAGCCGTGATATGACGCATCATACCATTCACCACCGCCTTTAATACTGTACATAGTTGGTTCATCAATTGTACCATCTTCTTTTTTATACATCTTAGTAGGGTGAGCAACAATAATTACAAGCACATCATATTTTTTAGCAAAGGCTTCAACCCGAGTTAGGTATTCCATTGTAGCGTCAGGTATACTCATTGTACTAGCACCTTGCATTTTAACTTTATTGTAAGGGTCTATAACTAAACATTTAATACCTTTGCGCTTTACGAGCTCAGCTCCTTTAGCAAGTACTGCATCTAAATCATATCTTTCATTCTCAATAAAATAAAAGTTGTCATTGACTTTAGAAATAACATTATTCCAGTTTTCTGTACCTATGTCTTCTTTACTAGGCATCCAACCTCCTAACTTTCTTATTAATTTATGTGTATGTAAAAAGGTCGGTTTGTTTTCAGGTGATGCAAATGCAGTTTTCCAACCGTATTTTAAGTAGTAACCCACCACCATTCGATCAACAAAATCAGACTTACCAGAGCTAGGCACTCCTGTAACGGTGATGAATTGCCCTGTATAAGTACTGAATATGCTATCAAAGTTATTAAGCCCGATTTGATAACCAGGTTTAAAACCTTCATAAATAAACTCTTCAAGTTCATCATTTATGTCTTTTAATGTTACAACATTTTCAATAGGTACAGGCTTAGCCTTAGCAATAACATCAGCAAGCATACTGCGCCCATGCTCCATAAGAAATTCATTAGCATCTTTGTGTGCTCCGAACTCAACCGTAAAGCATCTCTCTGCTCCGAGTCTTCTAATAAGTTCTTGCTTAAGCGCCAATCCCGCCTCATCTGCATCAACTGCGAGAATGACTTTTTCTTTTGTTTCGAAATAGTCAATGCAGCTGTCCAGGTAATCAAGGTTAGTGTTGTTAATAGTAGCTCCGTTTGGAACAGATACAACGGATTCAATTCCGCTTTCCACAAAAGAAAGAGTATCCATTTCACCTTCCACAATAACCACATAGTCGTGGCCAATAGTACGGTCAATATTATAAAATACCTTTTCGGCTCCTTTAACGAGTTTAAAATTCTTCCTACCATCTCTATACTTTATATTTATTAGTTCGTTATTAATAAAGTAATTGAATTGTATTGTATTTTCACTCTTGCCAGTTTGAGGCATAAATTCAACACCCTCGGTTATTTTCATTTTAACCAAAGTTTTTTGACTTATACCTCTACCCTCAAACCATTTGATAACATTATTACTAAGATCAGTATTGTTTTTCCATTCAGGTTTGGTATACTCTTTCATTTTATTTGAGCTTCTTTTAAAAGTATGTAACTGAAATACTTCATTACAATTCATACAAGTGCCGAGACCACGATCCCAATCATACATAGCACACTTTGCTTTTTGATTTTTGGGTTGCCTGTTATGCGAGCAGAGAGGGCATACACCCTCTCGCTTGCCAACATCAAGATCGTATTGATTGAAATTATCAATTTCAAAACCGTTAATCTCTGTTGTATTCATCTAATCTTCGATTAAAGTTATATTACCATCTTCGTCATATTCAATATTGTAATAATCCTCGTCGTACATTAGAATGGTAAATCAGGTTCGACTGCCGCTGGTGGGGCTTGCATTTCAATTGATTGTTGCACGCCTTGTTTTTCTGCAGTTGTTACATTTTGGCCATTAGTCCAAACTACTTTAACATTACCTAAATATTCTTTTTGAGATTTAGAATCACGTTCTTCTTTAGTTTGTTCTGTCATAATATAACCAGAATCACCATATTGTCCAGGCTCATCATTAAGCACAATAGTAATTGGGTAATATTTACCTTTTTTACCTTCGTAGATTTTTGATTTATTGATTTTTGTTAAATCAATATTAGCTGAAATAATACTTGCCATTAATATGTAGCTATTTGGTTAAACATTCTTTTAAGCTGATCCTTATTAGCACCTGTAACCCTACGTAGGTTATCTACGGCTTTAACATGATTCTGCTTTGCATAAAAATTGTTTTCACTAGTTGTTACTCCTGTAACATCACAAGTTCTTTTTCTTGTTCTTGGCATAATAATTAAATTTAAATTAAAGTGTTCTTGAAATATAGTATTGACTTATGTCAATATCTTCATTAATAAAAAATTCATTGTAAGCTTGAACTGCTTTAGCAACTTTATTAGCGCCTGATTGCATAAATCTATCTGAGCAATCAAACAATCCAAGTTGATGAGTTTTTTTATCAATTACTAGGAATATTAATTCATATCCAAACATCTTTGAATAAATATAAGCTTGGCTATCATAATTATATTTATAAGCGCTATTTGAAAATGAACTAATTGAATTTGTTGTTTTTAAATCTATCACAAGCTGTTCTGTATGATTTACAATATCAGCTTTACCTTTCCACATCATGCCCTCGAGCTCTGTAATACCTGGCTTCTCATATTCAACTTCACCGTCTTGTATTAATTGTCTGAATAATTCGTTATTCATAACAACCTCTCGCATTAATTCAATTTCATCCGCTTCTTTTTCTAATAAACAAATATCACCATTTGATAATAATTTGTATTCGTTGGTATTACGAGTTGCAGATTTAGATATTTTATACTTATCTAATTTGTTAGGCTCGAGGATGCATGTGTGAAAGTAGCCCCCAATTACAAGGGCCGGAGTTTTTGGTGTTGGCTTCTTGAATTCAAGAGGATTATTTAATAATGCATTTATATCAGAATTACTTAAGTAAGTTTTTCCAAATTCCCCATAATAATTCTCATCATCACGCAGCTTTTCAATAATCTCTTTGTTATCCATTTTGTAGCTCTTTTAATGCGTCAGGAGTAATATCATATTTGTCCTGTAAAGTTTTAAGTAAACCACCATTACTTAAAAACTTTTTTGCTTTTTCAATATTATTAGAATTAATTTTGGGTTTGCGTATAGCATTTGTATCATGCCCGTTTGTAGCATCTGCATCAGCGGTATCATCAATAAGCAGCAAATTACCTAAAGCATACTTTTTACCATAACTTGACGCACTACCAAATTGCTGAGGTGTTGCCATACCTTTTTGGTTTATGTCTACACCCACAATTGCTGAGGTAGATATTGATTTATTTTCATCAATATCAAACATTATTGCGGTAGTTTCAATTATAGGAAACATATCAAATGTACCCTCAAAATGAGTATATTTTTCGTTTATTGTAAAATATACACGGTACTTTTCGTTAATAGGTTTCAATGCTTCTAGTATATCCTCAGCCGATCTGAAGTTATATTTACCAAAAGAATTATACCTAGACTTTTTAGCTTTAAACTCTACTTGAATTTTACTTAATTTTTCTGCTGTTGTCATTTAATTTGTGATATAATTTATTATTTAATTTAATTGTTCTAGTTTGGTATTTTCCGTTTATAAAATAAGAATTGTGATAATCAGACTCTAGTTTGATATTAAAATCATTTAGTTTATCAAAGTATTCAGGATTTGTTTGATAAACATCATCTATTTTATAATAGTCTAGCGCTTCAGATAGATTAGTGGCCTCGCCACGGTCTATAATATCATCTTCAATATCGTATAGTTTAACATTCATAGCTATAATATTTATTACATAAATAGTTAAAAAAGTATATTAATTTTCAATAAAATTTTCAATAATTTTTTCTACGTCTTCGTTTTTAAGTTTGCTCAATGCTTTCGCTTTTGTTTTCTTTATCCATATTGCAGACTTATTAAACCATTCAGCAATATTGCTAATGCTAACAGGCCTATCATAAGCTTCATCAATGCCATAAGACTTCTTTAAAACATCTTTTTCAAACTTAGTTAATAGTTTGTCCATAATATCATTTATAAGCTCATTAAGTTGCTCATTTTGATAATTAGGAACTTCATCGATTACATCTAAATAGTCATGGTTAAAAAAAGAAGAAAAAGTGCGAGTTAAAAAAATATCTATTTGGTAATTATTATCATATTTTCCTTCATAAGCATCACCATGGGGTCTAAGCGTATAGTACGCCTCAGGTATTCTTATTGTATCTCTATCATTAGCAATAGCTCTTTTAATACCGTTTTTTATATTTAATTTTAAATAATTAATTATAATACCATTTCTTTCCTCTTCTGGTGCTTTATTAATCATATCCCAGTCAAGCTTACCCCAAGCCCTATAGAAATGATAATAGCCTTCTTGAAGCAAATCATTTAAATCTAAAACACCTATTCTTGGATAAGATCTTTCAAACGAATTAGCAAGTGATCTTGGCCATTCAATAAACGGTGCTTTTTCTGGGTCTATGTTCTTAAAATTTTTCATTTCATTTAAATGTATTTTGTACGTTGGGTGGCTATACCATTTCATAATTCAAGTAATCGTAAACGTTTGCTGTATTTTAATATCAATTCTGCTTTATGTTTAAGCTTTTTAACTGGCATACGGCCGTCTCTGGAGCCTTCTAACACATCATCTACAATCTCATTACGTAATCTATATATGTGCTCCCATATTGCTTGTTTATGGTCTTTTTTTCTGTATAGTGTTATTTTTATTCCGTTTATTTTTATCTGCATTTCTTTCTTGTTTTATTTTTGAAGCTATACCAAAAGCGTTTGTGTATAGCAAATGTTTATATATCTTATGTCTGCTCATATGTTTATTTTAAAGAGTCTGCCCAGAATTCTGTTTTTTCTATATATGTAATACCATTTTTTGTAAAATACAAATGTTTATGCTTATCAAAACTAGGCGGTATATTACCTAATTGGTAAGGTTTAAATTTTCTAACTTTTCCAGTTGAATCTGTTAATTTAATTAGTTTGTGCATGTTTATTTATTATTAAGATTATTCATAATTTCGAAATGCTTTTGCGCGTGGAAAACGATATGCGCCAGATGGTGTACGCTCAAAATACTCGAATGTTAATTTTTTGTTCATAAAGAAGCCGCGTGCAGCCCATATATCTTTACGCTTTTGAATTGTAAGAGAAGGCCAAGGTACTTCAACTATTCGATTGTTTGAATCAACACCGATGAATTTGCCCAGACCGTTTTTGAATTTGCCTCGGCCTTCAATATAATCAGTGATTGTGATCTCGGTGTCCGACCAGTCTTTAACTTTTTGTAATGTGTAGCTTCGTTTTTGTTCATAAGGTTTGTTTTGTCTAAGCATTGAGCCTTCGTAGCCATTTGCTTTGTTTTGTTTATGGTATTTGTTTAATTCAGTTTCAGAGTAAATAACTTTAGTATCAACTTCATGAGTAAACTTTAGTTTGTATTTGCTTTTAAGACTTGTAATAGCAAGTGTACGATCAATAAATTTTAAATTAGCAAATGAATTTGCAGGCTCAGGATCTATATAATCAGAAAACAAATCATAGCAATGAAATTGCAGATAACTTGCGGCTTCAAATTTATCTTGTTGCGTTGGTTTTTGTTTGCGAACAAGTGAAATTATTTTGTTGAAGTTGTTTTTAAACTTATGGTTGTAAAGCTCACCATCAAGAATAAGATAAGGATTATCATTAAAAAGTGGTTTAAGTTCAGTGAGTATATGTTTACAATTGTGGAATTGCTTACCGTTTCTGCTATAAGCTCCATATTTTGTAATGATG